AGATAGCTAAAAATGAAAAGCAATATTTAAAAAGAAAATGCGATGAAAACTAATATTATATTAATCTATATAGTTGTATTACTTGCATTAGTAGCTATTTGCCCCAAGGTGTATGCTGTAGAATACAAGCCATTTATTGGTAAATCATTAACTTACTACAACACAGACAATACCCAGATCAATAAGAATGAGCATCTAGGCAGCCTAAAAGACCAGTTCAAAAGTGGCCATGTAGGTTTATCTATATTTGAAGATAATAGTTTTATAAGTTGCTCTAGCAATAGACTTTTTCAACAATCTATTAAGATTAGATTTTTAAGCGGTCAAGTAGAAAGAAAAACTTTAGTTGATAGTTGTTCGTTGGGAAATTCTATTCCCACAAAAGTTGGTAATTTTTCTGCATCAATAGTATTATCAAGTGTTAATGTTTATGATAAATTTAATGGTATAACAACCAGTACATCAGCATTAATTAAAGGTTTGAGTGGTGGAATATTTAAAGATAAAAACTACTACGGTGTGTACTGGTTTGATCGCAATAAAGAATTGGGGTTTAAAGATGCTTTTGGAATAGTTTACAATAGATACTTTTAAAAATGGACGATGAATTAATTTTTTAAATGAATAGAATATTTAGCTTTACAGTATTAATAATACTATCTTGTCAAAGTTACGCTAATTCTTTTAATGCTAAATACATTAAAAATTATGATGGCGACACAATAACAGTAGATCTTGATTGTGATACTGATTTTTTTTGTAAAGACGTAAAGGTTAGATTGTTCGGACTAGATACCCCAGAAATTAGAACCAAAGATAAATGCGAAAAAGCTAAAGGATATAAAGCTAAACAATTTGTAAAAGATAGATTATCTAATGCTAATAAGATTGAGTTAAAAGATTGTGCCAAAGGTAAGTATTTTAGATTGGTATGTAATATTATCTATGATGGTAAAAACTTATCTAAAGAGCTATTAAAATGTAAGTTAGCTTATCCTTATTTAGGAGGTACTAAGCAAAAAATTAATTGGTGTAATAATGACTAGGTATTTAGAATCAATCACAACTAAAGATTTCCATTATAGTGAGTTTTTTAGAAGCAGTACCGCTAGGCAAAATAATATAGATAATTCTACTCGTAATAGATCTATACTTAAAAATCTTAAATTTACAGCTCAACAGCTACAAAAAGTTAGAGACTTATTAGATAAACCAATTATTATAACTTCGGGGTTTAGGTGCGAATATTTAAATACATTGGTATCCGGTTCTACTGGCAGTTATCATTTAATTGGTTCAGCCGTTGATTTTGTATGTCCAGAATTTGGAGAACCCAACGATGTAATAAAGGCTATTCAAAAAAGTGGTATAGAAGTAGATCAATGTATCGCTGAATATTCGGGGAAAAGTAGATGGGTTCATATATCTTTTTTAAAACAACCCCGAAATAAATTTCTAATTTACAGATACGGTAAATATACTTTACTTGATTGATACCTGGTATTATGTTTCCTTCTCCATTGCAAAGTATAACAAGGCTAAAGCATCAGCCTCATTATCATCTTTAGGGTTATGCCCTAAATCTTGAACCGCCTTTATTACTTTTTCTTTATTGGCGTTACCTTTCCCAGTTATAAATTTTTTGATGGTACCTACGGCTACCCCTTCATAAGGTATCTTATTATCTTCACAAAACATAGTAAGGGTTGCCTTGAATCCACCGTAGCAGTGAGCAGCATCTGTGCCAATATGCCTACGCACTTCTTCAAAATAAACTACATCAACCCCCAGCATTAATTTGTTCTGTATGTCTTGCAAGTGGTTACGGAAATTAAAGAATCTACGGTCAGCACTTTGAAAGCGAGTAGCCTTGAAACTCTTACTAGAAGATTGAATACTCCCCTTCGAGGTCATAGCAATTCCAGTTGTGGTGCCTAGGTCTAAAGCGAGTATTGTTTTAGTCATCGAATGTTTTAATTAATTTATCTAAATACCACTTGGCTTTTTTAAGATCTTCTACTCCATTTTTATGGTCAGCTCTTGAAACATACTTAATGATATTCCCTTTGCAGTAGCCAGCCAATTGTTCCGGTGATGTTTTTGCGGTGATAAAATCAAAAGTTTCTATACCGCCTACCTTGTAATGGTCCGGGTTTATGTTGTCAGGTTCAAGGTTGTCCGTGTCAAGGCAGTGTTCACTACAGTAAACAGGCGCCCCTTCGTATTTAACCCAACCGGAACCTCTATCAAAAAGTATATCACACTCTTCTTTATTACATATCATAATTTAATTATTTAATATTTAAAATAGTTTTCCAGTCCATATCTTTATAGGTTCCCCTAAAGTCCATATAGTTATCTATGTCAAAGAGCTTTCGCCTTTTTATATCTATTAACGCATATCGCCTAGGCATTAGTCTAGTGTCACTAGTCAATACAGCTCTAGCCACCATCTCTCCGTCTATGAGTATTTCTTTTTGGTTATTTAAACTTACTTTCATAATTTATTTTTTATAATTAATACCAGACCAACCTTCCGCTTCCACGGGACAGTCAGTCGCCCAATCTGGTGTTTGTGACATGAGCTCACAAAATCTTATTAAAGGGCTTATCATACTAGTATGATCTTGCCTTGGGTGTTCCACAATCAATTCATCATGCACCGAAAGTACAATCTCAAAGCCAGCTTTCTCAATCCGGATCATAGCTTCAGCCATTAGATCTCTGGCAACTGCTTGAGTTATATTCTCTACTAGCTTACCACCATACGTACCGTTGCGGAATGCTTTACCATTCTTCTCAGCCATATAACTTAGTTCGATACTCATACCCCAGTCAGTTTCTTTCTCCCGAAGCTCAGGCTTATAATAGTGGAGGCATCTACCGCTTGGTAATTGACACTTCAAGAAATCATCCTCAGTAAACCAAATGGTTTTGCCTGCTGTAATTTTTTTACCAGTACGTACGGCTGTGTGAGCAGCTTTCTCCTGGTCTTGCCAAAGGGATCTTACATCATGGTAGGTGGAGCGGTAAGTATTGATGGCTGTTTTAGCCAGGCCCTCATGTACTTTAATCCCCCAACTCAAACAAGTTTCAAAGAACTTAGGTGCGCCCATACCGTAGCCTGCTCCTAGTATTGCAGCCTTTCCTAACTGCCTCTGCTCAGGAGTTACGTCTTTAACATCTACTCGGTATATGTTTGAGGCCATGTCTTTATATAGATCCTGCCCTTGTCTAAACTGGGTAAGCATTTTCTCACTACCAGCTAACCAACCTAATACCCTAGCCTCAATAGCTGCAAAATCTGCTACCAAGAACTGCTTACCCTCTGGTGCTTTAACCACTCCTCTTATAGCTCCGGACATAAAACCCATCACATCTCCGGTGAGCATCTCTACTGCTGACAAGCTACCTTGTTTGATTAGATCAATAGCTGTAGCCATATCTTTAATGTTACCTCTAGGTAGATTCTGGAACTGGACTAACTTACCAGTCCATCTACCTGTGGAAGCACCGTGGTACATAAGTACATCTCGGATCCTACCATCTGGTGCAGTAGAGTTCTTCATAGCTTCGTACTTAGCTGTAGAAGTTTTACTAAGACCTTGGCGTATCTCTAATAATCTTTTCACCTTAGCATCTTTAATATTTGGTAGCGCTTTAGCAACATCATCCTTAGTTAATCCAGTTAAGATCTCCCCTCTACTTGCGGACCACTCTAATATCTTGGCTCTCTGTCCAATGGTTTGGATAGCCCCTTCTGTTATTATATCTATCTCGGCTGCTAATTTAGTTGTATATTCAGAGAGGATTTTTAACGCTGCATCCACGGCATCAATGTCTATTGGTACCCCACGCATATTAATCTTTTGGTCAAGCTGCCATACTGCTAACTCTTTAGCTGGTAAGTCTCCTAACCTTTTTGATAGTGCGTGTTCTGATTCTACATCTGACTTGCAGTATTTATATAAGGTTTCAAATTTATCTGGGTGATCTTCTTTTTCAAAGTATATCTTGGTACCTTTAGTTCTTGGCTTACATAATTGTAACATCACTCTCCTACCCTCATCATCTTTGGTAACATCAAGGCCAAGTGTTTGACCTGCCCCGCCTAATGATCTCGGTAGTGCGTGGTATGCAGCTTTAGAAGCTGAACATCTCCATTGCTCTGGTTTTATCTCTGGCCAACCATAGCGCTTAACCATTATGTTTTGCCATATAGCTTTCTCAAAGAAAGCGTTATGTGCTTCTACCTTAGTCCCGCTAGGTAACCAATTGTGCATCGGCCTATCTCGTATATCTTCCGGTGTGTATAGCTGCAACGTGCCATCAGAATACTTAACAGCCAAGCAAAGAACCTCAGTAGTTGGGTGCAACGAGTACACCCAACTACCGGTTTTCTTTAAGTCAGCTTCGGATCTTGTTTCGAAATCTATGCTGATCATACTAACCTAATAGATTTGATTGTTGGTAATTAGCTGGGTTATCCTGCTCATCATCAATAACATCAAACTCATTTTCAGGGGAAACCTTAGCATCTCCACCAAAAGGCTCACCATCTTTAACTTTCTGAACATTGATTAGATAAAGAGTAATCCCTTTACTTCCATCAACATCATAAGCAAAAGGTTTCAAGCTGGCTCTGATATAACACCCACCGTAGATCTCGCTTTCATCTAAGATTGGTTGAGTTTGAGCATCAACTACCCCTGGCTTGCGAGTATTCTTAGTTGTAATAAAGAAACAACCGTGGTACTCATCACCGTATGGCTCGCCAGTTTTTGGCTTAACACCATCACCATCTTTGATAGGACTATGAAGAACCTTAGGTCTTTTAGCTCCCCATTTTTCTTTAATGGTTTCTTCTATAGCTGCTTTTAATTTACTAAGGTCAGTCTTCTTATCAAAAAGAATGTCAGTAGAATACTGCATCTTACCACTCTTGGCATTTAGTTTAGGTTTTAATAAATATGTGTAAGAAGCTTTTCCTACTGGGGTTACATAGTTTGACATGGTTTTACGTGTTTTAAAGTTAAAAAATTATTCTGAAATCACCGTGAAATCAGACTTAATAGTTGGTAATACTTCCGGCCTCTTATCGCTAAGAGGTACCATGGTATTACCGGTATCAGGTGTCTCACAAAGTGAGGCCACCAAATCTTTACCCACAAGCTTCTCTAGTTGAGCTGGGGATTTTAATTTTGGCTCGGTATATATTAGAGCAGTGTTATCAAGGTTTGATTCCTCTTCCACCATATACCGAACAGTGCTTTCGTCAACTTTCCATTTACGGTTAGCTCTCTTCTTCACAAGCTTATACCCTTCAATGGTTCTTCCGCTCTCTAATTCATTGAAGGCAAAAGCTTCTACTGACTTAACCCAAGAGGCTAACATTGGTGCTGATTCTAAAACCCTTTTGAGGTCTGCCTTTTTTAGAGTGTCTGGCTCTGGTAATATTATAGCTCCATCACTAAACTCTGCCTTGGCAACTTCCAAAGCTCTTTGCTCTAGCTTCGGACAGACCGCAGCCGCATCACAAAAAGTACACCAATCGCCCTCTTTAAATTTAGGGTTCTTAGCTTGAGTAGCTTTAATTCCTTTCTTTAAAATCTTAGCATACTTTTCTAAGTAGCCTACTGTTGTGATCCAAGACTTAACAGCTTCACCTTCAGAGTTTGGTTGCACTATGGTTAGTTTAATCTGACTCTCTGGGTGAAGATCATGTATGTGTGCTGCTCCTAACCCGTAGTAAGCTAGTTGCTTATTCTCCTCCGGGGATACAGACTTATAACCATTTTTGTAATCAATTACCTCTAACATCCCCAGTACATTAGAATATATACTAGCATCATTAGTACCAAACATATCTTCATGTACAAAATCTAAACTAAATTTAGTTTCAATAAACATCTCTCCTAGTTTAGATTGCTGGCGTACATAATTCACATATACCTCTACCCCATCAATCATGGCTTGATCGACTGGGTATTTGGTACCATCATCTAAAGTAATATCTTTACCTAGATAAGTTTGAGGTTCCCCCTTATCCAGGAGAGCCAACTCTCCTAATTTGTGAGCTGCTGTTCCTTTGGTAGCTGCACTACTGCTTGGTTGTGGTGGTACTGTCTCGGATAGCTGAATGCTACCCGGACAATTTAACCAACGCTCCGCAGAAGATGCTCCATATTTTGAATGTAATTCTGGCATAGCTATTGTTTAATTTCATTTAATTTGATTTAATAATTCCTCATACTTCTCTTGAGGTACAGCAGGGAAAGTTTTATAGCCACCTAAAGATTCAAGTATGGTTGCTAGTACTGACTCCCCATATGATTGGATAAAAGCTACTAACTCTTTCATAACTTCTTCTTTGGTCGGTAGAATTTTTTCAGCTACAGGTACGGTTTCTAGCTTCTCTACTTCTACGTCTGGTTCTACTTTAACCTCAACAGGTTTATCTATTTTTATTACTTTTTTAACTGGTTTTACTTTCTCTACTACAGTTTCTTTTACTTCCGGAGTTGGTTGTGGTCTAAGGTCCATGCTCATTTGACCAGAGATCTTATCCTCTTCCAAAGCTACTAACCTAGCTATGCCATTAGCAATGTTGCCTAGTAGTTCTGTATTAAGTGTTTCAATTGCAACTGAACAATTGTTTTTCATCCGTATTAGTTCTTCAACTTTTTTAATATCCATAGTTTATTTTTATTTTAAGATTAAATTATTAATTAATAGTTGGGCTTGTGTATCCCGGTAGATCCAACGTGGGCTTTTTCTTAGCTGTTTTAAAACCTAGAAGCCAACGCTGAACACAGAGATCCATCTCTTTTGGATGCTTTAATATGTCGTAAGCATATTGAAGAGTCCAATTTTCTTCACCTCTACCACCTTTAGAAGTGTCATTTATTTGTACCTTAATTATATCCATTACCGCGGTTTTGTTTTCACCTACCTGTGCCAAAGTCTTAGTCTTTATAAACTTTATGTGCATGTGGTTTTGAAAGTGCTTCTTAAACTCTTTCATTAATTTTGGTATGTCTTTATGTTCGATGTCCATTAGTGTTACGCTCATAGTTATTGCATTATTTGGTTAATTAAATCGTTCGTCATACTTAGCCAATATCTTATCAGCCCAGTTAATTGCTGTGCTAATATCTTTGCAGTTTGTGGCACCGGCTACGTGAGCGGCAGCTAATGACCACACTTTAGCCCTATCCATCTTATTAGATTCTTTGATTTCAAGTTTAGATAATCTTGGAACTATGCTTTTAATCTCCTGTTCAATATCCTTGAGCTGTTCATTAACTTTAAATCTTTTTGTTTTATCTACCATTTTATTGCATTATTTGATTAATTGTTTTCTCCTTATCGAAGATAGATTTAAGCATAGTTTCATCCAAACTTTTCTCTACGACTAGGAACTTGGCAGTTACATTGTGCTTCTGTCCAATACGGTGACAGCGATCTATCGCTTGGTTAATCTCTCCCGGTACCCAACTGGATTCTACAAATACTACATCACTAGCTGCGGTTAGTGTTAGGCCAGTACCTGCGGCTTGTATTTGTCCTATAAAAACCCTGACTCCCTTCTTGTTCTGGAAGTCATCTACTGCTTTTTGTTTATTAGCCAGAGTATGTTTACCTGTTAGAATTACCGGGTTAAATGCTGCTAACTTATATTTAAGGAAATTCATTACATCATGGTGGTAAGCAAAGATAACTATTTTATCTACACTTTCCAGCATATCTTTAATGTAGTTAGCGCTCTCATCTAATTTTAGCATGGCTAGTTCTCTTCTGATAGTGGCTAGTTCTCCCATATTACCTTGAGCAGGAGCTTTCTTTAGATTTTCTGCGGACATGAATTCTGTCTTAGCTATAATAATCTCTGCTTTTTTATCCATTTCAAAAGGTATAATCTGTATTGTTTTTTCGGGTAATTGTTTCATCACGTCTTTCTTTAAACGTCTTACCATGCAAGTAGCTCGTAACCTCACTCCTAACTCTTCTATATTGGCAGATCCACTAGTATCTAATCCCCATCTGCTATTGTAAGCGGCGCAGAAGCGGTAAGCATAGTTACGATAGTTCTCAAAGGGTTTTAAAGTATCTAATGATAGTATTTTTAGCAAAGAATATAGCTCAATTGGACGATTAAGCATAGGCGTTCCTGTCAAAAAAATTTTCTTATCTACGTCACGGGCCAGTTTAGCTACGTTCTTAGTACGAACTGTCTTAGCATTCTTTAGGTAATGTGCCTCATCACATACCAACACATCTGGTTTAAATGCTTTTAGCTGATCCATAATTACTTTAGATTTAAGTAAGTCATAATTAACTATGATAGTATCGTGGCCCTCACCAGTTAGTATAGAATCCTCTATCATGA